TTATTTATTGGCAACTGGTTTTCCTATGATTGTTGTCCATTGTTTTTTGGCTGTGTCCGGTGTCAGTTTCACAATGTCGTACTGCTTTCCCTGCCATTCAATGCGCCATGAGTTAAGGATAGTTTCTGGCTGATCATACCGAACAACAAAGGTCACCGTATCTTCGAGCTTCGTCCCAACTGACGCCCTCACTTCGCTTAAATATTGGCTTAACACAAGTGCCCATGTCGTGAAGTGCTCTTTCCTGACGTTGCTCACAGGAACCCCATTTACATTACCCATCGTGTAGCTCACTAAAGTAATGAGTTCATTCAGTTGGCTGATGCTATTTACCAGTGGCATAGTCAACACCTCGCAATTGCTGAATCATGCTCACAACGCTATCTGGTACATACGTTGCCCCATCGACACCACGGTTAATATACCAGTGTTGTGCTAACAACGAGACAGCAAAGTCAAAACGAGGATCATCTCCAAAGTTTTCATCCGTAAGGGTCTGGTCAACCGCGCTAATCACGAACTGCTTTGCCGTCAACAAGTAGGCTGACAACATAGCATCATCTTCGCTGTGACTAATGCGCAGTGCTTTCTTTAGATCTTCTGTGGTAACACTCATATGCTCATCTCCTATATAAAAATGGGGCGTACCCAAAGGCACACCCCAGACTGTTTCATTAAGCTGCTGGATTGGTTGCCGGTGTGATGTCGACAATTCGAGCAGCGTCAGGATCAACCACTTCATAGTCGTTGCGGATCACGACGGCCAAGCCTTGGCTATAGCTATCGAATCGCTCCCATTGGGTATTAACCTCATTCTTCTGGGCTAAGAAAATTGCCTGAGAAAAGTCCCCAATGATGATCCGATAGGTGCCCACCTTATCAGTCGGCAATACTTTGTTAGCAACCACGATCACCGGCGCCCCAAATAGTTGCTTGCCTGATGGTGCCGTGATGGACGGTTGTAACAAGTAGCGGCCTTCGCTGTCTTTCAGGGTATCAAGGTAGTTGAAAGCGTCCTGATTGACGATAACAGACAAGGACAATGCTGGGTCTAGCTCAATATTGAAGGTTTTCTTGAGGTCATCGAGACCAGTACCAGTGAGGTGCTTGAAGTTGTCACCACTAGTGGACTTGCCAGTCAGAACACTGATAATGTTACTGTTGTCCGTGTTTTGTACCAACTTCTTGAGTTGATTCTTAACCTCGGCAACAATATCAACTTCACTATCTTCTACCAGTTCATTAGACAGATAGATCTTGCCAGCACGGGTAGCGACCTTGTAGTCAACACCACGGAATAGGTTTGAATCGATCTCTGGAATGTCTGCGAGTTCTGCCTTTGTGGCTAAGACACCATTGTTAGTGAGGGCAATCGGATAGGTGCCGACTGGGGTACCGACCTGCTTAACAGTGACGTATTTAGCCAGATCGTAATCAGATTCTTTTAGATCGAATACGTCATTGATAACTTCTTTAGGAACGACTGCACCAGCGGTGGTCGTGGTCAATCCGTCACGTTGTTCACCCATGCTGCGGATGTAGTCTTCGTAAGCGCGAGATTCGGTATGTTCTTTGTTGTCGATAATTGTTTTTTCGGTCATGTGATTGACTCCCTTTCGTTTTTCGGTTGGTGGTAGTTGCTGTTCTGGATCTTCTACATGGTCTTTCAGCCACTCAGTGTAGCTGCGTTTGTCCACTTGGACGTTGGTATTGTCATACGCTGGAATAGCTACCAGTGAGACGTCAAACAAGCTCTTTACTTGCTTGATGGTACGGATCACTTGCCCGCTGTCGTCTTTAGTGAACGTGTCACCGTCTGGAGCAGCATTGAAAGTAAAACTCATGGCTGATAAATTACCAGCTTGGACATTGTTATAAGCATCGTTAGCTGTGGTCGTATCGGGTAAGGTTGCTTCAAACTGCAAGCCTTTATCATCCACGTTTAAGGTCAAGGTTCCGGCCTTGGTGCTGGCTAAGACTTGACTAAAATCATGGTTTGAAACCATATAGACGTCTGATAAGTCCACATCATCGAAGGCGTGCGGATCAACGACTTCTTTAAAGCCACCGAGATCTTTACTTGGGCTATTGAAAACTACTGCATAACCACTTAGTTTCTTTTGACCGTTAGTGGTGTCGTCCTGTTTCTTTGTGTCTGGATCGTCTTGGTCTTGGCTGTCGTCTGCTTTGGCAGTTAGACCAGCGTTAGGATTCAGACGTTTTTCTACGTCATCTTGATTCATTTTCTGGATCACTCCTTTGTCTTGTGTTTTGATAGTTTGTCAGGTTGCTTAGTGGCGTGTAGTTCAGACTGGCCATAATTTCATCTCCGCCGGTAATTGGTGGCAAGTTTAACTTGGCTCGTGCTTCATTAGTGGTCAGAACACCGCCTTGCAGCCCCTTAACTGCTAGTTCTTGCATCGTGGCTGGGTCGGCACTGAACAGCTTGTCAGTGTTGAAACTGAATCGATTATCGCCAGTCGAAAGTTTAGCATCCATCTCACTCGTGAAGCAGGTAAAATACTGAATCAGAGTGTTCTGCAAGTACATCACGTTAGACTGTACGGCATTAGAGTGCTCGCTTTCGATACCCAGCCGATCCAGTGGCAACCCGAACGCTTTGGCAATCTGTTTCGTTGTCCAATCGCTAGAATTGACTAGATTCAGCACGTCAGTATTAACTTCGAGTTGCTTGTAATCCATATCATTGTCTAGAATGATGGTCTTGAGGGCATTATCACCACTGTTGGCAGCTTCAAATTTATTCCGGATGTTTTCTTTTGCCTTGGTGTCTAGCTGGGTCTTGTTGACCTTAAGAATGCCTGTCCCTTGGACACCGGAGTTAAAGAAACCTTTCAGCAACGCATGCCCAGACTTTTGTACCCCGACCTCATCATGAAGGCTATAAAGTGGCGATATTCCTTTGTAACCGTCTTGTGTGAAGCACTTGAAGTGTAATACCTCGCTGGCATTTAAACGCTGTGAGCGGCCGCTGTCAGGCGTGTATTCGTAGCTGATAATGCCGGTCGTATTATCTTGTTTAACCACCATTTGACTGTTGGGGACTAACTCGAAGCCAGTGACCTGTCCGCTAGGGTTCTTAGTAACCCGTGCAAAGCTGTTACCATTCAGCAACATGTTAGCAGCTAGGGCAAACTTGAACGCCCACGCGGTCATGTGGTCATTGGGTGCCTTGTTAAGGAGCACGCTGATACGCTTGTCACTGTACTCAATCGGGTTTGTTGCAAGATCACTGGCAATCACGCGCACCGCCGTAAACACATCCGAATTACGTAAAGCACCAATCCCCACATATAGGCCACTGTCGTTGCTGGTCATGCTGACAAGCGCATCTAAGAACGGGTCACTGTTGTCATCGCGTGGTTGTGTCGCGCTATTCGTGAAAAAGCTCATTTTTTCACCTCCCTTTGTTGAAGTTGATGATGACTGCGATGGAGATCAGGGACGTGCCGACTGCTATCATGCCAACGCCAAACCCGAACAGCCACCAGATACCGATAACCATACAGATTAGCCCCAGTATTAATAGCACGGTCTGAACATTAAAAACTAAAGTCATCGCTCGAATAAAAGTCATTATCTGCCACCTCGCTTTCCTTGCTTTGATCCATTGCAATTGTGTAAGCATTCATCAGTGCGGCTACGGGGTCAATCTTCGTAGCGTTGCGAGCCTTATCGATCATTGGGTTGTTGTTAGCGTCATATTTCAGAATTGCGTTGTTCACCGCATAGGCCAGTAACTGATTATCAGGGTGCTTTAAATGGCCATTGAAGAGATCATCACGAAAACGAGTTGTCGGTATTGAAAGTGTTCTAACACCTTGTCGCACCTCAAGCAGTGGCAAATCGCGTTTTTCAAATTCTGGAATCAGGTAGCCCATGGCAAAGGGATCATAACAGATGGCACGCACGTTCCACTGGTTCCGTTCGATCAAGTCGAGAATGAAGCGTAGCACCTCGTCATAGTCGATCATGCCGCTATCAAGTTTGGTAATGCTACATTCGCCACGACTAGCACCGCTGATGTAATCGAACCCGTCACGCTTGATCTTTTCTTCCAGTCCATACTTAGTACCCACGAATGAGTGGCTGTCGGCATACAGGTAGCCATCTTCCGGAACTAACCACGAGATACTGGTAAGGTCGCTAGACTTGGAAAGGTCAAGCCCGATATACACGTCCTTGTCTCTGGTGTCTGGTGGCTCGATAGTGGCTTTCTCCCAGTCGTCAAGACTGATGTAACTGTCTGCTCTGGCTGATTGCCAAGTGTTAAAGTTCTTGACGAGAACTGGCCTTAGGGTTCCTTGCTTGGATGCTAGATCAACATCAGCTTGCAAGCTAGGCCGCATCGTCTTAGCTCTTTCAGCATTAGCCAGTAGCGGATTCGACTTCTCCCAAGTATCTGGTGCAAAGGCTTCATCCTTGCTATCCTGTTCAAAAATGGCAATAAAATACCGATCTGCTTGTTCGCGACCGGTTAAGATTTTGGAGACAAATTTATATTCTTTATACATAGGACCATTCAGGTCTGGCCCCGTGGTCGAGATGACGGCTAGCAAACTGTTGTCGCTGTTGATCTGGCCTGATTTTAGTGTTCGTAGAATCTCATCAGTACGAGCTAAGGCGAACTCATCAATAATGGCCAAGTCACTTTGATAACCATCTAAGCTATGCAGATCAGACGCAAGCGGAACAGCTCGGCTGTTGCTCGGCAAGTCGATGATTTCGTTACGGTTGATCTTCAAACGATCACGCACTGACTTAGACACCTTAGAGACCTGACGCAAACCACTAGACAGCATATCAAAGGCTAAGTGGGCTTGGGCGTTACTGTTGGCTGTGTAGACAATCTCTCGGTTCATGGCTGGCTTGCTTTCCATGAGGAGATACAGCGCGCCTAGATCAGCCATTAGGAAGCTCTTACCATTCTTGCGTGCCATGCTGATGTAGGCTCGATCATAACGACGGTTACCAGTTGCCTTATCACGCCAGCCGAACAGCTCGGAAATCAACCACTTCTGAAATAATTCTAGTTTGAGTGGTGACCCATCACGTGCCGGCATCAGTTCGATAAACTCAACGGCTTTGTTGGCAAAGTCCTCATCAAAGTAATACGGCCATGGATTCTTTTTGTGCTTGCTGGCTTTCAAGTCTCTGCGATAACGTCTCGCCGCTTGCTTAATTTTTTTACCGGCAGCAATCTCACCACTTAGTACCTTGTCGGTGTATTCAGTCGCATAGTTCACGATGACACCAGCTCCGCAAACGGATCGTCAGGCTTCTTCTTAGTCTCACTCTTTAAGGCAAGTTTCGCCCGACTATACACTGACAATCCCAATACATCGTCAATGCGCATCATTTGATTTGTGGCATCCAGCTTCATTTTAACTGCTGGGTTTGCTTTAAAGTTGTCTCCAGTTTCAACCATCATGCCTTGTTCTTGAATCAGCTCGGCAGCTTTCTGAATGTCAGAATAGGCTTGGCAATGACTGGCAATCAGGGCAGCATCTAGTTCACTCACTGGAATGTCTTTTTTGAGCAATGGTACAATACGGTGCCACTCGGTCACAGCATAGTCATCAAGCCATGTAGGGGGCTGTACTTGCAATTCTTTGTAAGTGAATAGTGCTTTTTCAGAGGCAACACGATCAGCTAACTGTTTTTTGGATAAATGTGCACTTAGGTTAGTCACTGATTTTAGGGGTGCTCCCATGTGTAACGTCCTTTCTGAATTTGTATTCGTTTATACCTATTATAATTATAACACATTGATTATACATAGGTTCTGTGATTTTCGGTATTCATCGAAAAGAAAAGAGGCCGACCGTTCTTTCGCTCTAAAATTTTGGGGCGGGGGTCGATCTGTCGGGGGATCTCATTCGGCGTTGTGCTACCTCCCGGGCGGTCTTAGCGTTATGACAAGTCTGGCACAAGCTTTGTAAATTGCTCTCATCAAGCCTGTGTTCCCAACCATAAGCTGTTTTGATTGGCTCAATATGATCAACAAGCACAGCTTGACGAATAATCCCACGTTTCAAACAGCTAGCGCAAGTTGGATTGCGCAACCTGAATGACTTTGAAAGCTTTGTCCATGTTGTTGACTTGTAGAAACGTAATTCCTTCTCTTCATATTGCATGCGTTCCTGATTCGTTGCTTGCGTGTTCTTGTCTTGCTTATGCTCCTCGCAAAAGCGCTGATTGAACGGGATCATGCGACGGCACCCGGGGTGCATGCAAATGTGCAAAGGCACACTCATTTGCATCACTTCGCTTTCATTAATGATATTTCTTTGCTAACTGATATGAGGTGCTAATTTGATCTGCTCTTTAATGCTTCGCCCCGAAATGTTGGCATGCCAGTTAAGCTCTCTATAGTCAGCGATCTCAAATCCTGCTGCTAAGAGTGCACCTTTCATCATGCCGTTAGTAATGTAGAAACCACTTGGTAAGTCAGCGAATAGGTGCTTGATACCGTATGAGGTATAGTCGCTGTTGATTGTCTTTCGCTTGGCTAGTCCCTTAGTCCAGAGATATAAAGCGTTCTGCATGTCCTCAGGCATCAGCATAAACGCGAACGGATGATCCTGTTCAAATGGACTAAAATCAGGTGACTTAGGTTCAATGTGCCAATTCTTGTATTCGTAGTATTTGCGATACTTCTTAGGGATAGGGAATTCTTGTTCAAACCTAGCCCATGTACTTTCTGGATATAGCATTCTTTTAACCTCCGTAGTTTTAAATTTGTTTGTTTTTTAAGTGTCCCACGTGTCCCGGGCTCTTAAACGTTGGTATGTAGGCGTTTGTCTGGGACAACAGACATGTCCCACACATGTCCCGAGCTGTCCCGAACATGTCCAAATTAGGACTTGGGACAGTAGTGGGACACGTTGGGACAGCACTGGGACAGGTGACTTGTCCCAACAAAACGTTGATATACCGGCATTTGTAGCACTGGGACAGGTGGGACAGTAGAAAAACAAACACTTTACTTCCTGACGTATCCTCTTGAACGCTGACCATTGATTCGAACTCGTTCACGATCCCACCCATCCATGTTATCCATGATGAGCTTGATACGTTTTGCTTCCGATCCAGTACGACCCATCAGGTAACGATCGACTGACTTGTCGAACACCACTTCCATGATCTCTCTGGTCGTGGTTTGTTGCAGTGGTTGTAATTCTCCAGCATCCAAGTGCTGTTGTAACCAAGTGGCCACATCACCGTTATGGTCAATATGAGTGTGAAAGAAGCTGGCCTTCAGGCTTAATGACAGCTTTTCCCAATTCGATGGTACTTTCATGTTGAGAAAGTCTTCAATGGCCTCTTTCATAGGGTCAACTGTCTCTGCTTCTTGTTGATATGGTTTAGCCAGTTGCATCAGCTTATCATCAGCAAAGACACTCTCACCTGCATCCACCCATGTTTTTACCTCTGCCAATACCTGATGGATATAGTGATTGATCTTCGGTACGCTTTCTTCATTGCGCCATACGGTCTTTGTGGGCTTTGTAACGCCGCATCTGATAGGGAAGAAACGACGTTCACCAGTAGCGTCTTTCAAGTAGTCCTGTTGATTAGTGCTGCCAATGAACACACACTTGCGTAAATGTGGGTAAACATAATGGCTGTAACTCCCTCGGTATGAATCTGACTGGGCACTGATGAAGCTCTTAGCTGATTCAATCTCGGTCTTTTTCATAGCGGAAAGTTCACCGAGTTCCATGATCCAGTTACCTTGCAGCTTCTTATAATCTTCGTCCGTTTTGCCCATTGATTTTAATGAATCGCTGAACTTTTTCGGGAATAAGTTACGAGCAGCCGTGCTCTTACCAAGTCCTTGTTTACCTTCAAGAATTGGAACGAGTTCAAACTTGCAACCGGGCTGATAGACACGTTTTACAGCACCAGCTAACCATTTACGAGTAACAGCACGGGTATATTCACTATCCTCGGCACCTAGATAGTCGATGAAGTAACGTTCTGCTCTAGGGGTACCGTCCCATTTTTCAGCTTCGATCCAGTCTTTAACCGGATTAATTGAATGTTCCTTGCCAACAACAACCATTGCATCTTGTTCATTCTGCTTGCTAAACAAGAGATTGTGCTTACGCTCCATATATGAGCGGACGACAGCATCATCTTCATCAGTCCAGAAACCTTTGCGAATCGGCAATCCTTTAACGCCTTTTGTCTTGATAAGCATCTCTGAAAAGTCGTCCCAAGCGATGACATTGGCGAAGGCTGGATCATTATCAAGTAGCAGTTGAATATTAACCACCGAATCTTTTCTAATCCCACCATTGCCATCAAGTTTAAGGTCATTTCGCCATTGCTCTTGACCTGTAAAATCAACGTTGACTACTTTCTTTGCTTCTTGCTTAATATCTTCGGGCATCGCTTTAACCAACCGCACGCCTCCTCTCTTCGGCTTTCAATACTGACTTAAAAATCTTATTAACTTCGGCTTCTGCCAGCGGTGTATCTAAATAGTTGTCATTAGTTGTAAACAGCAGGTTATATACTGTCTGCGGTTCTGCACCTGTGAAGAACATTTTGCCAGCAATCTTAGTCAGAAAGTCATTGCGATTGCCGGTACTAGTGCCGTTCACTATTTCATCTAGCAGCTTGCCTGTCCATCGTTTGCCTCGATAAACTGTTGAACCACCAAACACTGGGTTAGGGTGGCTGACACGTTGGATTTCATCTAGTAACCACTGAGGAACTGGGGCTAATTTGGTGATCTTGTGCCCTTTGAGTGGTTGATACATACCATTCTCGCGAATGCTAGGGAAAACCGGTACACCAGTCGCGACATAGTCGAGGCCGGTTTTCTCGCCATTCTTAGAGAACAGATCTGATCGACTGGTTAGCTTCAATTCTTTGGGATAGGTGAAGAAAATATGGAGTCCACCGTTTGGCGTTGTTTCTATATAGGTAGAAGGAATTTGATCAGCACGACCATCAGCGCTCAATTTAGCCAACGACTCATTGCCATTAGCCTCGCTTTTATGCCCCATATCAATGTCAAACACCAGCACACCATCAAGCCCCAAGCCAATATTGTAGTTAGGATGTTCGCCCCACCATTTCTTGGCCTGTTCTGGGTCTTTGGTGGCATCTTTGTACCCATGCGAACCAGCAAGTGGTGTTCGTGTCTCTGGCGCAAGTGGGTAGACTGCAAAGCCATGCTGTTGATATCCAAGCGCTACTTTAAGCACGTCGACCATCGACAGCATCTCCCTCCATAAGTAGACGGCGAGCATCAATGATCATGTCAGCGACTGTGTCGGCCAGTGCTGATTGCTGTTCATTATTGATCTGATGTCGCAAGATATTCACCATTGCACTTGTATCACTTAAAAGCGCCTGTGCGGTTGTATAATAATCTTTCTTCATCATTTGTTGACCTCATCAATCGTTGCCAAGCTGCTATCAACGTAATCTTGAATTGGTCTCAGGAGTGCCATCCATGTATAAAATGATCGATTAGCCTCATACGCCAAGATTGCAGCACTTTTTTCGGTACGATTGCTTCGATATGAAGTGACAGAGCCTTCCATAATGTCGAATTCATCACTAAGAGCTTCTAAAAGTCCTTTTACAGTGCTGAGGTTAAAAGACGCCATATCTAAATCAGGCGCTTTGGTGCTGTTTGAAACATTTTTCATATTAATTGCCTCCATTTTCCTTGACAAAAACATCTAATAGAAGCAAGCTAAAAGTTGATATGTATCTTTTCGCTTGTCTTCTTCTCGCCTTGAGCTGTCACTCTTGGCGATTTTTTTGTGGCCTCAATTAGTGATCGCCGTTCAGCTTTCTTAAACTGCCAATACCGGTCACAATCGGCATCAGCCTTTACAAACTGCGGCCACGTCCAGCCAAACTTGCTATTTACCATTTTTGCCATGGTCATCATCCTCTCGAAATTGCAGGTACGCTCCAAACACGCTGCCGACCATGAATGCCATGCAGAGAGCGGGAACGGTGAGCGGGTGGCTTAGTAGCCACGTAATAACGTTAATCATCGGCACCGTCCTCCTTGAGGTATTTAAGGACGATCCGAGCATTCTGCTTGTCTGTTTCGGACGTAGCCGGATCGTTCAATAAAAGCATAGATTCGCTACGGGCTACAAAGGTGTCAATGCACCAGCCTTCATCAGTCTTCATAAAATGATCGTCTGAGTATTTCTGAAGATTCGGATAAAGCTCCTTGAACTCCGCTAGGCTTTCTGGTTCATTGTTCACTGGTTGACTGTCCACACACTTGATAAAACCATTGTCCAAGGCATATTGTGTAGGATCACCGTTTTCGTCAATTAAGTTGGTCTCGATCATTGTCCGATATACCTCGTCCTTACCAACTGTTACGCCTTCAGATTTCAAACCCTCATAGAATTGCTCCACGAGTGACGGATAAACTACTTTCATATATTTTCCTCTCTGACTTTATGCGCCTGTCATAAGTTACTTACAATTGCCATCAAAATCCCCGCCCGCAAGACTTGGATTAAACTTGATGATCCATCATCCACTGATCAACCGATGACCGTTTGTACAGCTTCAAGCCATCTAATAAAATCGTCGGCAGACCTTTGGTGGTTAATTGATCGAGATACCCTGTACTGATCCCTAAATACTCGGCTGCATCCTTACGTTTCATATACTCTGCAAAGGTATGCCTGCTTGCTGTCACTTTAAATGCTTCTAAAGCAGTCGAGTACATGTCGTGCTTTATTTGAGCTTCAAAATCATCCGGTAAACTCATTGCGACACTAATAGCCGTATTACCCACGTCCTTTCTGTCTAATGCCATGACAATTGTTGCTTGGATGGATTGTATTCAATTAGTTCACTGAGACTGACACCCAAGTAATCGCACAACGTTTTCAACGTAACAAGATTGACATTCTTTGCACGACGATAATAAAGACGAACAAGAGTTGACCGCGCTATTCCTGTAGCTTTGTATACATCAGTAATTGTTACAAGACGGTCACCCATGATAGCCGCTAAATTATTCTTCAATTATTTGCACCTTCTTATCATTATTTGTACTTCGAAATCATTAGGAACAAATAAAAGGTAACATCGTCACGCAACTATGTCAATGTTTATTTGGCGATTTCGAAGTACAAATGATATACTTCTTACGAAGAAGGTGAATATTTTGCTTGCAAACAGACTTAGTGTTTTGTTGGCTGAACGACAATTGTCTATCAAACAAGTTGTTGAAGACACGGGATTATCTAGAAATGCTGTGTCAAATATCGTCAACAAACCAAATGCAAACATTGCTACTGAAACAATCGACATATTATGCCGTTATTTACAAGTCACTCCGAATGACTTCTTCTTATATTGGCCTTATGCTACTCGTATAAAACTACAAGGTGACGAGATTTGGCTGGGATTTGAAAGTGCCTCCGGAATGAGAACATTTGCTCCTACTATTTATTTAATGTCTGAAAAAGAGACTTGGGGACTGTTGTCAGAACAAACTCCATTTGATGTGCATGCAGTTTATGTTCTCGCTAATGAAGAGGATGAGGTCGACTCCACAGAGCAACTCAAAAAGCTCTTTGCATCGGCACCTATTGCGTTTCAAAAAGAAATTGAGAAAAAATACATTGGGTGCATTCAAACTTTTCTTGAGAACCATAAGGACGAAGTTAATAAAATAGTTTCAAGTTCTAACGAGAGCGGACAACAGACGGTTAGTTTATTTATGCTGTTACCCTGGGGAAGCACTAGCAAAAAACTCAACACTTCAAATTTCAAGATAATTTAATGAATTTCTCTTCCCGATCCCCGCCCGCAAGCTGGTACGGAGGGAAAAACATGGCAACAATCAAACGTTACAAAAACAGCAGCGGAGATACACGATATGAAATTTTTGTCTCTGCTGGTACTGATGAACTAACTGGAAAGAAGCGTCGAATTCATAAGCGAGGCTTCCGAGACAAAAAAGAAGCTGCCCTAGCAGCATCCAGATTTACCTTAGATGCTGATGCAGGCAGTTTATCGACTAATAGAAGCATGACGTTCAAAGCTGTTTATCTTGAGTGGGACGCAGCATATAAGAATACCGTTCGAGAAAGCACGTACGAGCGCACCTATATACAAGTTAAGAAACACGTTTTACCGCTTTTTGGTAACAAACCAATTAATAAGATCACCACAGCGCAGCTACAGCAAGCCGTTAACCAATGGTCAAAACAAGTCACTAGGAACTACAGAAGATGGCTGACAACTACAAGCCGTATTCTTCGCTTTGCCTTACGCCGTGGTTACATTAATAAAAACCCGGCTGACCTTGTCATCATTCCAAAAGAGAAGGAACAAATTGGCGATGTTGCTGCGAACTTTTGGGATAAGCAAGAACTAACAAGGTTCTTCAGTTATATTGATGCAAAGCAAGAACCACAGAAGACTGCGCTTTTCAGAATACTAGCCTTTGGTGGCATTCGACGTGGTGAATGTCTAGCGCTGACTTGGAAAGATATTAGCTTTACCGACAGCACAATAACAGTCAACAAGACACTATCGCAAGGCATGAACGGCCGTCAGCTTGTTCAGCCACCCAAGACACGGAAAAGTAGAAGAACTATCACCATGGATAGCAAGACAATGTCTGCATTGAAGCACTGGCGGCTTGTTCAGCTACAAAAGTATATGGCTTTAGGATTTAACGCTAATAAACCTGATCAGCTTGTATTTTCAAACAGCAAGAATAAGCACTTGCTTTTACACAAACCTGCTGATTGGCTCAAGTCAATCGAGGATACTCATAAAATTGAACACCGTATTACAATTCATGGCTTCAGGCATTCACACGCAAGCGCCTTGTTTTCTGCCGGGGCCACTGTCAAAGAGGTTCAGGAAAGGTTAGGCCACTCGGATGTCAAAACCACTCTCAATATCTACACCCATGTAACAAAGAATCAAAATAAAGAGGCCGTGAATAAGCTAGTTGCATATCTCAATTTTTGA